TTATTCATTAAAGTCTCCCGCAAAAACACGGTTCCAATCAATTATATCGGTACGATCTTCTAGAATCTGAATAATTGCATTAGTAACAGATAATTTATTTATTTTTCCAATATTTATTTTTGAAATATCTAAATTATTTCTAGCATTATCAAAATCAGGTAATGATAAAGAATGTGGGTTATTTATTAATTTAGCCTTGGCTATATCTAATGATTTCTCTATTGTTAAATCATTAGTTTCAGTAAATAAACCTATAGCTCCAAATAAACCACTAATTACTACCTCTTTACCCAACCATTTTAAGCCAGTTGGTCCAAATTCACTTTCAAGTGAATAATCTAACTTAGCTAAAAAACTACAAAGAAGTAATATTTCTTCATAACTAAGAGAATAATTATCGATGTCCTCTTGAACTTTACTTAGTAAATTTGAATTTATTGTTACGGGTTTAGCTTGGTCTAAAGATAACATTCCAGATACAATGTGTGAAAAGCTAAATTGGCCAACAGGTCTATTTTTGTTAATAGATATTGAACTGATATTTCTTTCTCGAACAATATTAAAGTTATATTCTACTTCTTCTTCTAATTTAGATAGAATATTATGGAATATAATTTCAATTTGATGTTTTTTATTTACTGATTTATGACCAGCATTTAATAATAACATTTTATTTACTTGTTCTGTAACAGATAAATTTTCCCATACTTCTACCCATTGATCAAAATTAAAAATTTCCCCAAGATCTTTACCAGCTTCAAGTTCAGATAAAAGTTTTCGAATAATCGGAGATGATGCGTTTGCATCTTTAATTGAAGAAGAATAAGCTCTAACAGCTTTTAATATGTTAGTTAGTTTGGCATCAGAAATTATTTTTGGATTTTTAATTATAAAATTTACACTGTTGTATATGAGCTTTAGTCTATGAGTTCGTTGTAAACCATCTAAAACTTGGAAGTGTGAGATTGTACCAACGTTATCATTGACCTCAACATTATCGGTTGTTAATACTAAAGGAGGGATGTGCTTAGATTGTAAAATCGTATCAATTAACTTATCTAAATAATGGTTGTTAACAATACCTCTCTGTATATTCCAGTCTTTATAGTTATCAGGTAAGTCTTGTAAATAATCATTCATTGCTATTTTTGCGAGGTAACAAGTAGCGCTACCTTCTTTTTTTTTGGTCGAGAATTTTAATTTCCATATACAGTCTTCTTTTAATTACCTATTTATTAAAGCAATTATACTCGAAAAAAATTATATCGGCATGAAATATATAAAAAATGTTACTGGTGATATAGGTTAATTCGCCTAATAAATGCATCAACACGACTTTCGATATTCAGCATTCTAGATTTCTTTGGGGTTGTCTCATTAAGTGATAAATTTAGGCTTAATTTACATAGTAAAAAACGTGTTATACAGGTGTTACCCTTACTTTTCCTAATACCTACCAGCCGAAATAGAGCAAATAACCTAACCAATTTATGCTCACAAATGAGCTAGAGTTAACGCTATAAGCTCAACGCAAAAAGCCCTCACTTTAAATAGGAGGGCTTTTTGCTATTGATCACTCTTTGGTTGATTAATACTTTTTAGATTAAGTGGTGGTACCATGTCCACTTTACGATCATAGGTATTAACTTGAGCAAATTCTTTATGGCCAGAAAACCGTTGTTTGTCTGCCATGGTTCCTTCGTAATCTGAAATACCTTTGGCTTTTAAATCATGGAATGTGAAATCAGTATTGATGCCATATTCTAAAGCGGCTTTCTTTTTTGCTGTTTGCCAATAATCTTGTAGTGAACGATCGTGAACTTTTTTGACCATTAGGGCGACGAAGTACAAAGTTAGTTTGTTTTTCAGCTAAGGTTTCAGATAGGGTAATGGCTTCACGTAAGCGTGGTGACCACATCTTAATTTGTTTCTTGCCAGTTTTAGACTGAGTAATGAAAATACCATCTTCTAATAAATGCGAGTACTCAAGTTTTAAGATGTCACCTTTACGAGCTGCACATAAATAAGCCAGCTCCATTGCAACTTTGGTAATGGTATTAGCACATTGGTAAACAGCCAGATATTCTTCATCTGTAATATAGCGATCACGTTGCTTGGCTGAAAACTTTCTTACCCCACGACATGGGTTTTTATCTATCTTTCCTCGTTCATATGACCATTGCATTACTTTTGATAGTAATGAAAAGTCATTGTTTGCAGCGGATGTTGAATGTTCACCTCGTTTATCCATAAAAGCACGAATATGTTTGGGTAATATGGCGTTAGGGTTCATATTACCAAACACTTTTATTAAAGTTGATACTCGTGCCAAATTAGAACGCTGTGTTGATGGTGCAAGTGCTTTAAATTGCAATGAATCAAAATATTCATGAAATAATTCAGTAATATTTCTTTTGTGTATATTTAGAAGCTTTTCATATTCAAGCCAAACTAATGATAATGGTGCATCTACGGAACATATTGCAATAGATCCACCTGCCTTGGGATGCCAGCGATATTTTCTACCATGAGCATAAACACGAGATGGCAGTTTACGTTTGCTTTTGTTACTGCATTCTTTCATGTTAACGCCTCTAGGTTAAATCCATCGTTATTATTATTATTGCGGTGTGAAGCAGGATGGTTAATGTGATACCAAGTTGTTCTTATACGACCATCTTTTCCTTCAACATAAAAGATGCCGTGGCTTCTTAAACAAGAAGCTTGATCTGCAGCGCGGCTATAACCTGTTAGTTCTACTAATTCAGGGGAGGTAATAATTAGATTCTGCATGATTAAATCCTTTTATTTGATGGTTGAGAAAGACGAACCCTATTCATGGTGTGCCAGCAACGGGCATCACCTCTAAATAAGCCTCCAGTCTTTAATTTTGCACATCCTTCCGGTAATGACTCACCACAATGTTGGCAAGTACCAAGTGATTGTTTGATTTGTTCCATCTCGCCATGAATACGATGGATCATTAGTTGTAATGCTTCAGTGTTATCACAAGGTGTATTGGGATAAGAGAAGAATTTACAGATCTCATTTAGCCGTTCGATCTCCATATTATTTAATGGGAGAGGGAAACTTGTCACGCCATTAGTTTTGCGGTTATCTCTCAAACGTTGGGCGCGTTTACGTGCTTGTTCACGCTTTTTATCATTAGTAGTCATAAGCTGAGATAGGTTGCCAATCATAATTAATTCACGTTTTGTGTAATACAAAGATACACAAAACGTGTTTACTATGTCAACACAAATCGTGAACTTAAAATTTAGGTATAAAAAAACCGCCAGGAAGGCGGTTCATATTTACGTGTTACTGATCAAAACAATTTTAGTTTAGCATCAATAACAACCCCGATAATTTTGCAATTACCGTTAATGGGTAAAGTAGGGTATTGAGGGTTTAATGGTTTTAAGAATCGTTGGCCAGCATCGATAACTAGTTTTTTAAACGTGGCTTCATTTACATCTGTTAATTTTGCAACAACCAATGAGCCGTTTCTCGCTTCTCGTTCTGCATCAACAAGAACCAGTGTTTCTTCTGGAAAACTAATGCCACTAGATGATGTCATTGAATCACCATGAACACGAAGCCAGAAGCAATTAGCGCTTGTTCGTTCAGTAGTGCCGTACCATTCGCTTATTTCATCTTTCAAGTAAGGCTCACACGCTTCTGTCCATGCGCCTGCTTGAATCGAACTTAAAACAGGGAAAGATTTTTGATAGTTCGGTTGGATATCGATAGTGGTGACATTGGCAAAGTTGGTTAGCTCATCATCATCAAACAAAATCTGATATGGCTTAATGCCTAAATGTTTAGCCAGCATATCAGCATCATCTAAATTAATACTTCTTAATCCAGACTCATAGTTACTGATGCGCGAAGGTCCCCAGCCGCAAAGTTCAGCTAGGTCTTTTTGGCTAATGCCTTGTTTGGTGCGGAGCTGCTTTAAACGCAGTCCTACTTCAGTCTTTTTATTCATATTCATAAATTATCACGAAGCGTGAAATTAAATAACACACTATTTGTGAATTTCGAGTTGATAATAATTCACGATATGTGTATCTTGACCGTAACCAAGGAGCTTTAATGAATCAAATCGCACAGCAACGGAAGCTATTAAATATTTCTCAAGCTGAACTCGCTGGGAAATTAGATAGTGGTCCATCTCGAATCTCTAATTTTGAAGCATCAATAAGAAAACCCAACCTACAAACATGTTGGATGATTGTTAATGCTCTCAATGAGTTAGGTGCAAACTGCACGTTTGAAGAAGTATTTCCCAACCCTAAACAAAATAGTAATGAAACAATCTGATTATAGATGATTGTCCATCTTCTGGTTATTTATACAGTTAAGGAAAACCCGCATGTCAATTCAGAGCCTAAAAAGCGTTATGCGTAACGCTGTAGAGGGATGGCGTACTGAAGTCAGTAAAGAGTTCATTGCTCAAAAAGTTGCCCGTCAATATCACAACATGGATTTACCATTTGAAGTTGATGCCCAACGAAAGCAATTGCTTAAACCGGTAGGGGCTGATGATAAGAACAACCAACAAAACTTTTTCCGTTATTTAGAACGAACCAGTATTGAAGCCAAAGCCACCATGATGGATTTGTTACCGGCTATTTTGGTTGCCTTACCTAAACAGCGAGCTTCTGATGCGCTTAATGCATTTTTAAATCCACTGGGGTTTTCCGTAGCAGTAATAGGAACGGGGAGTGAAACACCTAAACGTGATCAGCTACTGGCCATGTTTAACAAAGAATCATCCGAAGCATTATCATCGTTATTGTTGCTACCTGATAACGCCACCGTAGAACAGCTTCGTGCTGCTTACCGTGAAGTCCAAGAAAGTGAAGGCTCTCATAAACCTTTACTGGGGTATTTAGAAACCTTAATGACAGCTAAAAATCAAAAGGTTGGCAGCCATGACTAATTGTTATCAAGCAATCAACACGATATCAGCACAGCAACGGAGGCGGTATGTCAGGGTTATTTAACGCAATACGAGAGCTATCTGGTAATGAAGCCAATATCAGTATTCCGCGTGTTTACATTCGCTTTTGTAAGGGCGATTTAAACCAAGCTGCAGTGCTGTCTCAGTTAGTGTTTTGGTCTGGTCGTACAACGAGAACTGATGGTTGGTTCTATAAGCGTCATGAGCAATTGGCGGATGAATTAGGCTTCTCTGTCGACCAAGTTCGCTATGCATTGAAGAAGCTAAAAACACGCTTAAATGATTGCCTAGAGACAGCCCGTAAGAAGGCTAATGGTGTACCGACAGTGCACTACAAATTCAACGAAGCAAAGCTAATGGAAATCATCTTTTTTAGCCAATATTCCGATTCGGTAAATTTACCGAATGGAAACGGGAATATTACCGAATCCATTCGGGGATCTCACCGAAACCTAGGAAACGGGAAAATTACCGAATCCATTAACAGATCCAATACAGATCCGATAAAACAGATCAATAACCCTGTAGTCCCTTGTGAGGATGCTTATCAAGATTTTGAAATCACTGAGCAACCACAACCAGCACCACAGGAACGTAATACCAAACCTGTTCGTGTTCAGCGCAAATTGAAAACTGAACTGGCAGATGATTTCACTATCACCGAGTCAATGCAGCAATGGTACTCAGCACAAGGTTTTACACTCGATGCACAAGCAGCAACGTGTCAGTGGGCAGATGCGATGAAAGCCCGTGATTGTAAATATTTAGATTGGGTGGCTGCTTGGCGTAACGGCATGCGCAATGCCAACAAGTGGGCAGCAGAGCGTACTAACAAACAAATATCAGTCACACAGCGAATGGGTGCCAGTGATGGTAAATATGGCCCACCAGAGGATTACCTATGAACATCATGCAACGTTTAGCGCAAACCATGCCAGCCCATGTAAAGCCATACACTTACGAGCAAATGCAAGCCATCCGTCAGCGTGAAGCCGATGTGGTCGCTAAGAATCTTTATGAGCAAAACCAACAAACGCGAGTGTCAAAAGCATTAGGGCGTTCAGGTATCAAGAAGCGTCACCAACACTGCAGCTTTGATAACTTCGTGATTCAGAATGCAGGGCAGCAACATGCGTTCAATGAGTCAAAAACGTTTGTCGATAATTTACTGAATGATCGTGCGTGTGGTGGTTTCATCTTTGCGGGTACATCAGGCACAGGTAAAAACCATTTAGCGTGTGCGATTGCCAATCAAGCACTTCAGCAACGCCGATCAGTAGTGGTGATCACCGTTGCCGAATTGATGCTTAAATTTCGTGATACTTACCGTCAAGACTCAGCAACCAGTGAAACAGCACTGATTCGTTTTCTGAGTAATGTCGATTTGCTGGTGATAGATGAATTGGGCGTTCAGCACAACAGCAATAACGAGCGAGTAATGATAAACCGCATCATTGATGAACGTTATACCCTAGAAAAACCAACAGGGGTGATTACCAACCTTCAGAGTGATGAACTTATAACAACCTTAGGCCGCGCAGCTGTCGACCGCATTATGGAAGACGGTAAGTGGGTAACGTTTAATTGGGCAAGTTTTAGAATTAACAAAGGAACACAACTAGCATGAGAATCGAAACCCTGTTGAGTAAATTTGCGATTAAAGGGATTAACTACGATCCTCAGTCTGGTGGTGGTAAAGCGTTATTGTCTGCCGAAGAACAATTGGCGGTGGTAGGGTTGTGTTGGCATGAATCGCCAGTAGGGTGGTTGGTACTGTTTGTTGAAGGGCTAAGAGATGTTCATGCACTTAAACAGCTGCAAATAGCGACTAGGGGTGAAACATTACGCTTAATGGAAGATTGGCGTGGTGTTTACCCAGAAAAGGCGTTAACTGCGTTATGTGCGACCGCGATTGCTGAAGCTACTCAACTGAACGGCCAAGTGTGTCCAGAGTGTAATGGTAGTGCCATTGTGGTGGATAAGAATCGTAATCGCTGTAAGTGCCAATGTTGTAAAGCGGGTCGTATTGTATGGGCACAAGAAACGCGCTTTGCGTATTTTGCTCAGGTTCTGCCAGTAACCTATAGCCGCTTTAAGCGTTATAACGTGGTGTTGAGTTTGTTGGTACTTTGGTTGCTAGAGAATAGGACTGTGGCAGTTATGGCGATGGAAGAACAGGTTGAGAGGGAAAACTGTCAGTTAATAGTTTAGATTTTAAAAAAAATAAAATAATTGTTTTACTTAATGTGTTAGTGCCGTTTTTTTACTTTTTTATATTGCATATTTTAAGTTAGTATTATTGTGCGCATAGTGACGTTATGCATATGTGTTCGATGGCTGATTAATGAGAATTATATGTATTTAAATAAGTTAAATGTAAAAGGTTTTCGTTGTTTTGAAGAAAATTTCGAAATTATTTTCTCATCTGGATTAAATGTTATTGTTGGTGAAAATGGTGCAGGGAAAACAGCAATTATTAGTGCTATTCGTCAATTATTTCAAGACTCAGAGTCTGGTAAGTATAGTATAAATAATGATGATTTTTTCTGTGCTTTTACATCAAATGCAGTAGCGACGTCGTCTTTTTCTATTTGCGCTCATTTTTCTGATTTAGATACAAAAGAAAAAATTGCATTTCTGCCATGGACAGGTGGAACAGAAATAGCAAAACTAAATATTCAAGCAGAAAATAAAGAGATCCGTGGTCGTTATAAGAGAGTCTTGTGGGGGGGATCATCAATTAGTTCTCAATTTGATGCTGAGCTAATTGATTTAATTCAATGTATATACTTACCCCCTCTTCGAGATGCTGAGTCTAAACTAACAAATGGAAGGCAGTCTCGTCTTTCTCGATTACTTAAAGCAATTAACCGCAATGAGCTTAAAAAATGTAGGAAAGATGATCAACTTCATCCGTTAGAAGAAAAATTTAAAATTTTTAATGAATCGTTAGCTACAGATGAAGAATTAAGTATTAAATCAGCAAATACTTTAATTGCGAAGCATTTAGAAAAAGCAATTGGTAGTCATTTTGGTCAAAAAACACGAATTCAATTTGTTGAAAGTGATTTTACAAAAATTGTTGAAAGCTTAACTTTGTTATTTTTCCCTAACATGTCATCAGATAATCAGGAGTTGTTTAGAAGCTTAAGTCAAAATAGTCTAGGCTATAATAATTTGCTTTATATAGCATCAATTTTGGCAGAACTAACACTTACTGAAAGTGATGAAGATGAAGCTTTATTTAAATTATTATTAATAGAAGAGCCAGAAGCTCATTTACATCCACAATTACAAATTAGATTATTAAATCATTTAAAGTCGGTAGCTGAAGATAATCGTAATGTTCAAGTTATTGTAACTAGCCACTCAACGGTTCTTGCGTCTTCTGTTGAAAGTGATTCTATTATACATTTATCAAAAATAGGATTACCTATAGCTACACCACTTTGTTTATGTGATCTTCCTGATAATAGTAAGCAATTTATTAATCGCTGGTTAGATGTAACAAAGTCGAATTTACTTTTTGCTAGCGGGGTCATACTTGTTGAGGGTATAGCGGAACAAATGCTTATTCCTGCTTTTGCCAAACAGGTACTTAAAAATGAACCTACAGGGAATAATACATTAGAAGATAAAGGTATTTCTACTATTAATTTAAATGGTATTTACTTTAAACATTTTATGAAACTTTATTGTAATTTTAAAGATGTTGAAGGTGAAGTAGACCAAGATGGTTTAAATATTCCAATTCGATGTTCAGGTATTACAGATCTTGATCCTCCTAAAAAATCAAAACCATATGATGGGGATATTCTAGGAGGAAATAATCCAGCTTTAAAATATGAAGGTACAATTAATAATTCAAAATATGCACGTTTATTTTTTAGTAAATATAAAACACTAGAATATGATTTAGCTATGGAAGGTAATAACGCTGCAATCATGGCTAAAATAATAGTAATGCTATGGTCAAAAAATATAAAAAGTAGCAGTAGTGTTGTAATTGAAGATTTTAGTCAAATAGCTAGTATAGATTGGACAATGAAAAGTTCTGAAGAGAAGGCTCAAGTCGCTTATAAAATTTTAGAACGGATTGATAATGATAATATAGGGAAAGGTATTTTTTCTCAGGTTCTTGCAGATAAAATAGTTAAAGAAGATTTGATGATAAGTATTCCTGAGTATATAAAAAAAGCCATTCTTTGGGCATGTTCAGTAGAGGATACTGAATGATGATTGAATTTACAGAAGAACAAAATGTATATATCCAATCAGATATAAATACTCATGTTTTTTTAGAAGCATGTCCAGGTAGTGGTAAAACAGAAGTTGTTGCAGCAAAGGTTGCGTGTGAGGTGTCAGCTTGGGATAAGTTTCCAGGAGGGATTGCAGTGTTGTCTTTCGCAAATAGTGCGACAGATGAACTTAAAAAGAGAGTTTTAAAATATCTTCCGGGTGGTTGCAGTTTGTTTCCTCACTTTTTAGGGACATTTGATAGTTTTATATATAAAAATATAGTTAACCCATTATCTCGTGAATTAACTGAATATGAGGGGGTTGACGGTGATTGCTCTATTCGGATCATTGAGGCAGCATCAAAATTAGGATTTAGAACGAAGTGGAAAGTTACAAGTAGAGGATATATATATTCTCATCATTACTCTATGGATATTAAAAATAAAAAACTAATTTTCAATTCTGGAGATAGCATTAATGATCATGTGTTTAATTCTATTGAATTTGAAAGTTGGCAAAAAAAAGATTTAATATCTCTTAAAAAGAAAATGTTATCGGCTGGTTATGCTACATATAGAGATATAGAGTATTTGACATATAAAGCTTTGTATAAATCTGAATTTAATGATTATTTTGAAATTTTTTCTAAACGATATCCGTTAATTATTGTTGATGAATGCCAAGATTTGTCTTTTGAACAGTTATGGATTCTTCAAAAGCTTTCAGATTTTGGTGTGAAATTACATTTCATTGGAGATCTTAATCAAGCAATATATGGATTTAGAGATGTTGATCCTAGTGCAGTTGAAAAATTTGTAAAAGATAATAGTTTTATAAAAATAGCACTTACTAAAAACTTTCGTAGTTGCCAACAAATAGTAGATATCTGTGGTCTATTAACCGATCGTAGTAATATCGTTGGTAAATTTAAACAATTAGAACCTGCTTGTTATATTATTCAATACACAAACTGTCCGACAGAATTAATTGAAGAGTTTAAAAAACTAAGCCAAGGATATGAAAATACTGTAATTGTAGCAAGAGGACATTCTATTCTTCAAAGATTTCATACTAAAGCTATTAATTTAAAGGTTATTCATAAACTTGCATTAGCCATACAACTGTTTAATTGTGATGATATGGAGGCTATAGAAAAAGCTATAACACTTTATTCTGAATTTATTCGTTATTATTTAAATGAAAGTGTAAAGCCTAGTAGTTTTAATTGTCCTCAAAGTGTTCCATCAAAGTTAATTTGGAGGAGGTTTCTTTTTTCATCTCTTTTATATCTATCAACTGATTCTCAAAAGGATATGAATGTAACTTGGTCTGTTTGGGTCAGTCAAATAAAGCCATTACTTCGAAATTTAGATGAACAAAATTTTATGAATGATTATATTATTAAAGTTATTGAACCATTTAAAAAAATTAATATTGCGGCTCCTCGTGGGCAAGCAAAAGATTTAGTAAATAAGTATTTATTGCAACCTGAAAATACTAATATTTCTTATCGTAAAACAACTATTCATGGTTCTAAAGGCGAAACTCATGATGTGACAATTTTAATATCTAGCCCTGATGCTCGAGGTTCTGTAGATTCTCATTGGACTTATTGGCTAGGAAATTCTAATAGTGAAGCAGCAAGATTTGCTTATGTTGCCTCATCTAGACCAAAGTACCGTTTGATTTGGGCTGTAAAGAGATTAAATTTAGCATGTAAAAAACGATTTGAAGATATGGGGTTCCACGTTATATAAATAAAAAGGTTATTATCTTTATATAATGACAAAGTAGAAAAACAACTACATTTTTTATCTTAGATCTACACTCTATAAAAATTAATTAATCGTTTTTGAATAAGATTATTTTATCAGTATTGACTTAAATAGGTAATATGGGCAGTATAACCACATTGCAGAACCTCACCTACTCGGTGGGGTTTTGTCGTTTTAGGATTCCATTAAATCCATAACCGTCCTTTGAGGCGGTTTTTTTATGTCTGAAATTCGCCTATGAGAGAGAAAGTTATTAGCTGGTTTGCCTACCTTTGGGCAGGTTTAACCGGTGTAGCCTCTGGTCTTTCCATGAACGAAATAGGGGTGCTCATCTCTATTTTTGCCACCGTATTTACCGCGTTTATTAACTGGTTTTATCGACATCGAACCCTCAAAGCTCTGCAAAACCATCCAGAGGTGAAGAAAATCTATGAGCAAATTGAAGAAGACTAGTGGCGTTATTGGCTGCTTGGTCGCCAGTGTGTTGGCGGTTGTAGCGGGTACCGATCACGAATTAAAAACCAGCCCTGATGGATTAGCGTTTATCAGTAATCTAGAAGGGTGTTCATCATCCGCTTATCAATGCAGTGCCGATCGTTGGACTGCAGGGCTAGGCCATACCACAGGAGTAAAACAAGGCGACAAAGCAACCACCGAAACCATTGCGGATTGGTACATTGAAGATATCAGCGCAGCGGAAAAGGTGGTTGATCGGCAAGTGACATTAGCTGCTGGCCCTCAATACGATATGGCGGTGTCATTCGTGTTTAACCTCGGGGCTGGCAACTTTCGCAGTTCTACCTATCTCAAGAAACTTAAAGCAGGGCAGTTAACCGCTGCTTGTAATGAGTTTCCGCGGTGGGTGTATGTGAATGGTAAAGATTGCCGACTTGATGACAGTCAATGTGCTGGCATCGTTAAACGCCGTTTAGCAGAGCAAAAGGTTTGCTTGTATGGCTATCAGTAAGTTCAAGCTCATCGGGACTGTTGGTGTATTAACGGTGTTATCGATGTTGATGTGGAGGTATTCACAGACAGTGCAAAAGCTGGAAGCGGCTCAAGCACTGGTTGTGGAACAACAAACCAAATCAAACCAGTTAGTGGAAGTTAATCAGTCGATGCAATCTACCATTACCCGTTTAGAGCAAGCATCTCACCAAGAACGATTAGCCGCCGAGCATAACGAGCGTCAACGTCAGCAATGGCAACAACGGGCGTTAAAAGCGCAACGTCAAATCGATAAGGATATTGCTCATGAAAAGTGTGCTGATTTGCCTATCCCTAACGCTAGTCAGTGGTTGTACTACACCAAGCCCGCAAGTGATCACTCAATACAAGATTGAATACATCAAACCACCTGCAGCGTATTTGATTAGCTGCAAACAACCATTCTATAAACCGCCCATGACTTGGGGTGAAGCCGCTAAACGTGATCCGGTGTGGTTACACCATTTCTCGCTGTGTGCGGCACAAATTGAAAACCTACGCCGTTGTTATAACGACCCAACACACTGTGCGGCGTTACCCATTACAGAGGGAGAGCCATAACCACGATTGAGAGTGCCATGAATAATGAAAAACGTTTTTGGAATACCACTGAACTTGAACAGTTTGGTAAACACCGTTCAACCATTCGTAAGAACTTAAAAGCGGCAGGGGTTTCTCCTGTCGCTTATAAGGGCAACACGCCACTTTATGATGTGGTGCAAGTCGCGCCGTACCTATGCCAACAACCGCGTAAAGAATCAGATGCCCCCGATTTAATGGGGTTTAAAACAGCTGCTGAATTACGGGCGTATGTACAAAGTGAACGAGAAAAGCTGATTTTGATGCGTGAATCTGGTGAGAGTGTCACCAAAGAAGATTATGAAAATGAAATTGCTGTCTGTATTGCCAGTGTTAAAGGCTTTAAAGACAAGGTGATCACCCGTATTGAATCCGCTATTCCTACCGCGACACCGCAACAACTTGAAGATTTAGAAACTCTGCTTAATTTCGATTTAAAGGCGGTTGCTGATGAGCTTGAGACAGTTTGATGCCCGTTTAGGGATTGAGTTTGCTGATGCTAAAGCCATTCGTCGCAGTTTTGCTTACCTGTGTGCACCAACGGATAAAACACCGGTGGAAGCGGCTGATGATGAACTGTGGATCTCTGATGGTACCGATGTGACTAAGTTCTTATCGTCACAAGTCCCGTATATGCGAGAGCCGTTAAATTGTTTGGCTCGGCGTATTTATGAAGCGGTGATTGTGGTTGGTCCTGCGCGTTCAGGTAAAACCAAAGCGATGGTGGAAGGTTGGATAAATTACACCGTCACCCAAGCCCCTGGTGACATGCTGCTTATCTACAGTACCAAGACCAAAGCTACCGATATGTCGAAGGTCGATTTAGAACGAAGTTTTTCAGCCACCGCTGGCATTGCCAAGCTGCGAACAGGGCGTAAGGCTGATGACAATATCACTTCGAAGAAATTTAAAAATGGCATGATCCTAAAGTTGGATTCTGCCACTGAAACCAGTTTATCTGCGTCCACGTATCGTTATGCCGGCGCGACCGATTACGATCGTGCTGATGATGCGGTAGGCCAAGAAGGTTCTAAGTTTGAACTGATGCTAATGCGTGTCCAAAACGCGAAATCATCCGGCATGGTGATGGCAGAATCTTCTCCTGGTCGTATTGTGCGTAACCCTAAACGGGTTGAAGATTTATCACCGCATGAATCCCAACCCTGTGGTGGTATTGCTGACTTATATAACCAAGGTGATCGCCGCCGTTTCTATTGGTTATGCCAAGACTGTCATAGCTATTTTCGTCCTGATTTTGAAACGCTTAAATGGGAACAACATCCTGAGCCTTTAGAAGCCGCTAAAACCGCATGGGTAGAATGTCCTCGTTGTTGCCATCGTCATACTGAATCACAAAAACAGACCATGAACCTTGAAGGGCGTTGGTTTCGTGATGGTGAAATTGACCAATATGGTGAGGTTGTCACTGATGAATCAGCGATTAGAACCAGTAAATGGGCAACGTTTTGGTTTGAAGGCATTGTGGCAGCCTATGCCAGTTGGGAAAACTTGGTGTATCGCTTTCTTAATGCGGATGCCTTGTTCCAAGATTGTGGTGATGAAGAGTCATTAAAAACCTTTATCAACGTGCGCATGGGGCGACCTTATGTGATGCAATCGCGTGGTCAAGAAGTTGGTGCGCATCAGTTAATGGCACGAGCTGCTGATCATGAGCGCGGTATTGTGCCATTGGGTGGACGCTTCTTAATGATGTCCATCGATGTGCAAGGCGGTAAGCAGAACCCGCGTTTTGTGGTTCAAGCCCAAGTCTATGGTGAAGGGCTGCAACGGTGGGTGATTGACCGCTTTGAAATTCTCACCAATCCTTATCGCAATAATGACCGTATTAACCCGATGGTGTATGCCGAAGATTGGGATTTATTGATTGAGCAAGTGATTAAGAAAACCTATCCCTTAGCGGATGGTTCAGGGCGGGTGATGAAGCCGGTATTAACCTTGTGTGATTCCGGTGGCTCAGGTGAGAAGAAAAAAGGTAAACAGAAAAGCTCCTCCGTTACCGATCATGCTTATCAGTTTTATAACCGCCTCAAAGGGCATGGCTTATCGCACCTATCTCGATTAGTGAAAGGGGCAAGCCGTGACATCGATGATCTGGTTAAAGAAACCTATCCCGATAAACGCAGTAAGTTGGCCAACGGTGAAATCCCGTTGTTAATGCTGCATACCAGCCGTTTAAAAAATCGCGTTGCTGCCAGTTTTTCACGATTAGAGTTTGGTGCGCGGTTCTTTCATTTACCAGGTTGGGCGGATCGGGTTTGGTTTGATGAACTGACCGTTGAATATATTGATGAGCTTGGCCATTGGCAAAAGCCTGATGGTGCACGTAATGAGTCCTTTGATTTATGTGCCTATGCCGAAGCCGGTATGCATTACAAAGGCGGTGATGATATCCATTGGGATAACCCGCCAGCATGGGCCGCTGATTGGCAATTTAATAGCAATGTGGTTGATGCAGACCAAACGCCGAAGTTTGAGCGGGTGGCGCGTCGACGATATAACCACTCAAAAGGAATTTTTGGATGACAACCCAACGTGAACGGCTGCAGTGGTATCTCGATGCCGAGAAAAAGATCTTGATGCAACAAGCGGTTGAAACTGCTGAAGGGGAAAAGCTGACCTTTGCGAGTTTGGCAACGGTTCGCCGTGAGATAGAACGTCTGCAGCAGTTGATTAGCCGTGAAAATCAGGGAGGACGCCGCAGTATGATCCGGAGAAACTACCTTGAGTAAATTGAATATAGCCGATCGTATCATTTGTTATTTTAATCCTAAATCGGGGGCTGAACGGCTTTATAACCGTAACCTGATTAATAAATACCAAGCCGCACTGCCTGCTAATCCTCATACCAAAAAACGTAATGCTCGCTCTACTGGCAAAGCCAACCAAATCAATAAAGATGCGAAGTCTTTACGCGAACGTGCACGACATATGGATGAAAACACGCCTTATGTTACTGCCATCCTTGATGAACTGTGTGCCAATGTCGTAGGACCTAACGGCATTATGATAGAACCACAGCCACTAGACATGAACGGTGATGTTCACACTGAGTTTGCCCGTAAGATCAGTGAATGGTTTGAACGGTTTTCTTTGCAACAGAACATTGATGGTGAGTTATCACGGGCTGAAACCGAATGGTTAGCCTGTCGAACGTGGTTGCGAGATGGTGAAGTGTTTGCCCGTTATTACCTAGGGCGAGATGCAGGAATTGAATACCCATCATCAACACCGTTTGGGGTGCAGCCGTTTGAACCTGATTACATACCATTGAATATCAATGAGCCTGAAAAGGGCATGTATGAAGGTATTCGCCGTAATGGTTTGGGTCAGATGGTGTCATTACTGATTCAGCGTGATGCCCATGGATTTTCTTTTGCTGAAGTGGATGCGCGGTTTGTGGCGCATTTAAAATTCACCCGTCGATTCCATCAAAACCGAGGAGTAACACTGCTGCATTCGGTCTTAGATTTGATTGCCGATATTGAAGATTACGATCAATCAGAGCGTGTCAGTGCACAGATTGCCAGCCGCTTTGCTTATTTCATTAAACGAGATACGGGCTCAGGTGAGGCTGATAACTTTGAACGTGGCGGGGATATCTTCTTAGGAATGGGGAACAGTTTTGAACTTGCTCCTGGTGAAGATGCCGGCATTGTTGAGAGTAAGCGCCAAGAAGCCATGAGCAGTCCGTTTCGTGATGCTCAAATGCGATTAGCGGCATCAGGTGCAGGGGTTAATTGCTCGAGCGTAACCCGTCATTACACCGGTTCTTATTCAGCCCAACGGCAAGAGTTAATTGATTCCTTTGCCCGTTATCGAATTTTACAACGTAAGTTCGTTACCAGTTGGACCCGTCCTCAATATCGAATGGCACTGCAGATGGCGATTTTATCGCGGGAATTGGTGGTGCCTAAAGAAGTAGATGTGGTTTCAGTGCTTAACGCCATTTATCAAGCGCCTGTGATGCCGTGGATTGATCCCGCTAAAGAGATGACAGGCATTGAAAAAGGTACCCGTCTAGGGCTGCAATCACTCAGTCACTTCCAACGTGAACGTAACTATAACCCTGTCGCTGTACGCCGCGAGATAAAAGCTGAACGTCAAGCCATGAATGATGATGCCATTGTGAGTACGGCTGATCCTGCGCATAACGTTCAAACGAAGATCCAACATTCAACCAAAGAGGCACAACATGCCAAAGACAACTAAATCGTGGTTCACGCTCAATAACCAAGGCGAAGGCCAACCGGTGAAGGTGTGGATCCATGGTGACATTGGTAGTTATGACATTGAAGCCATTGATTTAATCAAAGCCCTGCAGTCTGTCGGTACGCAAGATGCTGAGTTCCGTATTCAAAGTTATGGAGGCTCGGTCTATGAAGGGCTGGCGATGTATAACGCCATTAAAGCTCACAAAGGAAAAACCATTGGCATCGTTGATGGGTTAGTGGCATCGATTTCTAGCTATTTCTTAATGGCTTGCGATGAAATACAAATGCCTGAAAACGCCAAGATGATGATTCATGATCCTGCTATTGGTGCGTGGGGCGGTGAAAATGAAATAGAAAGTGCGTTAACTCAACTAAAGAACGCCAAGCAGACCATTGCCGAAGCCTATGCCGAACGCTGTGGTAAGTCGTTAGATGATGTGCTGCAAGCGATGGCAAAAGAAACCTGGTTCACCGCCAGCCAAGCCTTGGAGTTTGGTTTGATTGATGCGGTGATTGATACCGTGGATTTATCCAATTGCCTTAAAAAAGTTTCTGCCACTGAGCTGCAAGCCAAAGCCTTTAAACATACCCCTGATGATTTATTGAATCAGCTTGTGCAACCGCCAGCAACACCGACACCTGAACCTCTAATAAACCAACAAAGTGATCCTATGCCTAAACCTATCGATAACGATGCATTACAAAATGCGTTAAAAAACGAGAACCAACGTCAATCGACTATTCGTGCTTTGTGTGCAACCCATAAGGTGAGTGACACGCTGCGTGATGAAATGCTCAATGATTTAAATTGCAGTGCTGAAGATAGCTCGCTCAAGATATTGCAATACTTGGGTTCGATTTCCATTAATGGCCAAGAGCCCACTGCAGAACAGCCACCAACAGGGTTAACCAATACCCATATTCATGTGGGCAACGGTAATGCCACCAAAGATGCGCTGCAAAATGCCCTAAATGCCCGTTGTGGTACGGGAGAAATTGAAAAAGATAACCCGTACCGCTTAAAAACCTTACTTGATATGGCTGAAATCGCGGTGGGTAAGGATGCTAAATATTGCGGTAACAAGAATGAATTAGTCGCTCGTGCGTTTAACAGCGGCGATTTTGCAGACATTATCACCGAAAGTGTGCGAACGGTGATGCGAGATGAAGCGCAAGTACGTGCACCATTATGGCGAGAGCTTGCTAATACTGAAAACCTGCCTAACTTTAAAGAGACTGATTTAATTCTCATTAATGACGCGCCTGATTTAATGGCGGTATCAGAAGACGGTGAATATAAATCAGCCACCATCAAAGGCAGTGGAGAGAAAATTCAGTTAGCCAGTTTTGGTCGTGAAATTGCCTTTACTCGTCAAGCTATCATCAATGATGAGATTGCCTTGATCTCAAAAATCCCACGTAAGTTCATGCAATCGGCTTATCGTTTGTCGGATAAGTTGATGTTTAACGCCATTCTGAGCGGAAAAATGGGCGATGGTAAGAGTGTGTTCCAAGCGGGTGGTGCCAATAAATGGGGTAACTTAGCCAATGATATTCCAGCTGCTGATTACCAAGCCTTAGTGATGGCGCTGCATAAAGTCTTTGCAACCGCGACCACCTCTGAAGGGGATGCATTAGATTTACGCGGTGAAATCCTGTTAGCCAACCCTGACCATGCTTCATTCTTAGAAGCGGTACTTAATACTGCAAGCAAACCTGATACGTTTAATCCTGCCTATAAGAAGTTTGCCAAGGTGGTTGAAACCGCACGTTTAGCAATGATTAACGGTGCGATTGCGTTAACTGGCAAAGATTTTGATTCGGTGGTGATGGGCTTTCTTGATGGCGCACAAGATCCTTGGTTAGAAACGGGGGATGGTTGGAGCAGTGACGGTGCGAAGTTCCGTATTACTTATGATGTGACCTCGAAAGTGCTCGATCGTCGTGGCATCGCTCAGGCAACATTTGCTGCCAAATAATATCTATTCTTATAGGGTGCTTCGGCATCCTTTTTTATAAGTGAAATAAACAACAGGGACAGAGAACACTATGCGTATTGCTGATGGTTCAAAGATTGATTTAAAAGCGCCAGTGGGTGGTTTTGTGAAAGATGTGCCAGTGAAGTACGGTGCGTTGATTGTGATACCTAATTATTCTGCGCAAGAAGGCCAAGTGGTGAGCTGTACTTACCGTGGTTTGTTTGATGGACCGATTAAAGCCGGCGATTCTCCTTCATTTATCGGTGAGGCAGCTTATTTTGATAATGGGGTGTTTACTAAAACGTTACCTACGGGTGAAGGTGCTGTGACCGTTCCTATCGGCTCATTCATTGATAATGGCGTATTGCTGATGGGTGTGGCCTTAATCAGCTAACTCACATGATAGGTGATCAATGAAGAGTGTGTTTGATGATGCTCGGCAATTGATTCGAGCCTCTATTCAGCAGTGTTTTGGCAGTGAATTAGTGGTGATGTTACCCGATGGCCAACAACGGAAAATTCAAGGCTATATCAAACACCAATCATCAGAAGGTCATGCCATTAAACGGTTATTAACGGCCAGTTGTTTGCCACCGTTATCAACCATGATGATAAAAGGTAAGCGTTATAGCTTGGTGTTCTCTGGCCATGAACAAGGCAAGGGTAACAAAGACAGTCAGCTGCAGCGTGAATATGTTTTAAATCTGTCTCAAGCAGGGATTAAACATGACTTCTCTGAATTCTAATATGGTATTGGACACCCGTTTTCTTGCTCGTCTTTCTTACCTTCCCGATGAATTAGCCAAAGCCGCTAAACAAGCGATGATCAAAACCAATCGCTGGTTAAGGGCGGCTTCGATGGCTGATTTAGGGTATGAACTCAGTATTGATTCAAAAGCCATGACTACCCGTTTTAGAACTTATAAAAACGGCGGCATGTCAAAGCTGTGGGTAGGCGTAAGAAGTCTTGGTGTGCATCGATTAGGTAAGCCGGTACAAAATGGTAAAGGGGTGCAAGTGGGCGGTCGTTTCTATGATGGTGCGTTTATTTCACCAATGGACAGTGATCAACTGTTGGTCTTTCGCCGTGAAAATAAAGGCCGAAAATCCATAAAGTTAGTCACCATTGATATTAGTGAAGAAGCAGAAGATATCATTGATTCTTACTTACCCGATTTAAACCGTAAATTTGAGGAGTTTTTTCATCGTGAGTTCCAATTCATTCTTTCGGGCACCCAGTGAATGGGTGATGACCGTCATTGAACGATTAGAACAGCGTTTACAGCTCGGCAAGATAGAAACCGCTTATCAACGTGAAGAAACCGAGTCAAGTGCACCTATCGTGCGTTACCAATGCGGTGAATGCCAATCTATTAATCATACTAATAATGATGGTCGTAAAATCCATGAAATTGAGCTGCGATTCTTGGTAGAAGTGCCGATTGCTCAAGCTAACTTTGATGTGGTGGCGCTGGACTTATCCAGCCGTATTGAACGTGAGTTATTCAATCAACGTTTTGGTTGTGTGGATGATGTTGAAGAGGCGCGGTTGATTTCAAATCTGCCGCGCCGTTTTAATCCTGATAATGGCGTGTTCTTACGGGTTGTTACTATCAAGCAGCGTATTTTTATGGGGCCGATTGAACACGATTGGCATGAGATTATAGGAACGCAAGCCAATGTTGAGGGCATTAGTTGAACGGATCCGTTCGTTAGAAAAAGAAGTGATGGCTTTGCGTGAAGAAGTGGAAGAAAACCGCCGTTCTTCGGGCAATATTATTCGCTTAGGCGTGGTGGCAGCGACTTCAAACCAAGCTGTTGATGTTACTGCTGGTCAGAATAAGGCAACGCGGGTGCCGTTCTTTGTTCATAGTGCGGGGCGAGTCAGTCACTATCGCCGTCCTAGTGTCGGTGAGCAGTGCATTCTGATTAACTTAGGCTGTGGTGATAACCTCAATAATTCCGTTGCTCTGATGGGATTACCTTCAACAAACTTTCCTTGTCCAACGACCGAAGAAAACCAAGTGATGACTGATTACGGCAACGGTATGACTGAGTGTTATGACTTAGATACCGGTGCATTAACGGCGCATTATCCTGGTGGTGTCAAAGTGGTGGGTGATATAGAACAAGAGGGTAATTATCGTGCTTCTGGTGATGTTGCTGATGGTACCCGTTCGATGGCTGCGGATCGTAAGATTTATAACGACCATATCCACAGGCATGGAAATCCTAACACCAGTAAAACGGAGCAACAACAATGATAGGGATTGATCCTAAAACAGGGAAAACCGTCACGGGTATGGCTGCGTTAACCTGTCGCTTTGAACGGATCCTGACAACACAAATGACCTCACGTATTAAGCGCCGCCAAATAGGCAATAAAGCCATTGCCCGTTTAGGTCAAATGCAAAGCCCAATGGAAGCCATGATAGTGCAAAACCTATCCCTTGAAGCACTGGCTAATCCTGCTAATGGCTTAACCCAATTTAAAGCTAAACAGTGCCAAGCCCTAGCAAGTGATACGGGGTTTTCAGTGGTGGTGAAAGGCGTATGGCGAGGCAATGACATTGAATTACAGGTGAGGTTATGAGTTTACCTAAAGCGTTTGTGGTACCTGAATTTGAAACTTTACTGAGTGAGTATATTGAAGCTGCGGTGGCGTATTGTGCTAAGTCAGATACCGATAAGGCGCAATTATTACACCAAGCCATGACCAACGATGGTGAGCTGCTGGCACAAGTGACTCAGGCGTTTGTGTTAAAGCGAGTGGCTGAAATTAGAGAGCAAAACCACCAAGCCTTACAGATGTTTCGTAAGTTCGTCACTGAATCCGACATGGTGGATTTGCTGGCATTGCAATATGGCTTAAAGCGGCAAGTATTAACGCTGAGTGATAACAGTATTTTTCCACCTAAACCCGCCATCATGGAATCAGATGCAAGCCTACTGCAGCGGTTTGATTTAGCGCCTTATCAGTTCCATACCACAGGTACGCGAATGGGGTATAAATTCCATGCACTGACTTTAGATGAACGACCTCTGATAAAGATTGAATCAGAACCCGATGCGGTGGTGATGCGGTATGAGTTTCAGCATTTAAACAGGCCGATGCCGGTGAAAGATGCAATGCCTAAAATGTTAGCGCCTAACTCTGGCAAAGTGTGTGTGGCAGTGCTAAGTCGAGAACATCCACAAGGCATTGCCAGTGCTGCGTTATTAAAGCGGGTGGCTGATTACCTTCAACGTGATGATATAGCTCAAGAGTCTGATGAAATCACCACGAAAAGTGCGGCTCCAAAGCTGTATCGAATTGTGGCCACGGTGTATACCGGCTCTGATCCAAGTTCGCATGTTGATAAAGCCCAAGCCGAACACGCTGCATGGGCGTTAGCTGAAAAACGCCATAAGCTTAATGGCATTGTTGATAGAGAAGAGGTGGCACACATTCTTTATGAGCTAGGGGCTAAACGTGCCAAAGTCCACGAACCTGCAGAAGATATTATCTGCCAGTGGGATGAAGCGCCGTATTGTACGGAGGTGATCATTAATGTCCGAGGTGACTGAGCCTTTTATTTCTGTTCAACCTGAAAACCGAACCCTGATTGAAGAGTCCCTAGAATATGCCTGGCATACCTTACTGGCTAACCAAACCGATCCTTTCCCCGAACTGAAACAACCATTATTAACGTCAGAGCACTTTGTTTCCTTACTGGCTGGTGAGCGAGGGGTAACCGATTGGCGACCAGAAGATTCATTAGAACAACAGCGTAAAACTGCCGATAACGCCTTTGAAATCCATCGAAAAGCAGGAACGCGTCACGGTTTAGCAGTGGCTATGGATGCGTTGGATTGTGATATTGAAGTTACCCCTTGGTATCAAATGGATTCGCCGCCAGGTCCTTATCATATTGAAGTGGTAGCTTGGAAACGTAATGAACCAGTGAATCAAAAAACCGCTAAACGGATGCTGACACGGATTGAAAACACCAAGTCTGAGCGTGACACCGTTGATCTAATTTTAGCCTTTGGTTTAGATACAGGACTTACGTTCTCAGGGGTAAAACAGCCATCCGTTGTTGGTTACGATGATTCAGCGACTGGCATCATGCCACCATTACCAGTGGTATTGGCTCCCTTTGGTGTGTCAGGTGGTCACTTTCATACCACGGTCGGTGATGAGTCATATCAGGGAACCATGCCGAATGACTCATGGTGTACAGGTGGAAGCTATTTTGCAGGCGGTATGCGTATGGTGATGAGTACCGATATAACGTTAGGAGCAAGAACATGAGTTCACCCGTTGTTCAATTTACTAAAGTGGGATTGGCCGAGCTAATTAGCGCCAAAAACCAAGGCATCAAAGGGGCGATTAAATGGATAGCGGCAGGTGACCGCAGTTATCAGCCAACACCTGAACAAAAAGCGTTGTACAACGAAAAGCAACGTGAACTGATTTCAGATTGGGAAGAGTTAAGCTCCACACAACTACGCATGGCGGCGGTATTTAAAGGCAATCTGGAATATGAAGTGCGAGAAGTCGGGTTCTTTTTAGAAACGGGCACCTTGTTAGCGGTCTATTCAGTGCCTAATACCTTGTTGGCGTATAAATCAGCCAATGCCAGCTGGTTGCAGAAGTTCACGCTAGATGTCTCCCCATTACCGTCAAATAGCATCACGATTGAGGTCGGTAATGACAATATAAATCTCTTATTGGGTGAGGAGTTAACCACTATGGCAACGGCTCAAATTGGCAATATGTCGCGCCATCTTGAATTGCTATTTCGTTTTAATGAACTAGAGAAAAGAGTGTGAGGGATTATGGCATGCACAATGGATGGACCGCCGTTACTGAGCATTATTGCCGGCACAACCTTTGGCTTTGATGTTAGCTGGACAACGGGGGATGACAGCAATCCTTATGTGAAATTGTTTGGCTGTACCGCTGTTTTTGTTGTTCGTTCGATTGAGGGTGAGGTGTTGGTGCGTGGTACCACAGAATCTGGACATATCACCATTATTGAACACCCACAGCAAAGCGATGCACTCGATATCAAAGTAACCCACGATCAAACCCAAGGCCACCAACCAACAGCGTGGGAGAACGCGAGTTATGAAGTGCGGGTAACCTTTCCGAGTGGTGATCCTTACAGCATATTACGCGGTCCTGCTGTACTGATAAAAGGGGCGGTTGATGATTAGCGCGAATGCAAAAGTGTTGGTCACGCTCAATACTGACCGCGTGATAACAGTGCGGTTACCTCAAGGGATTGCTGTCGTTCGAGAGCAAGTGAAACCCAATATTCAGGTGGTGACGATTGGTCAGCAAGGGCCTGTGGGTACGGTCAGTGAAGAAGTCTTAGCGACTGCAGCAGAAGCTAAAGCATTAGCAGTGGCGGCTTCTGAAATAACCCAATCAACAGCAACATTGTTAGATAGCGTCATTAGTAATATCACCAATGGCTTTAACTTTCATGCGGGGGAACTTTCTGCTTAGGAGTGAGGGTGTTAAACAATAAAATTGACCAACTGATAGCGGCACTCAATAACGTGATGGGTGTGATTAATGGCAAGTTGCGATTAAAAGCTGACAAAACAGAAATCTATCCACGTTCTTATCTTGATGATCCGCTTTCTACCTTAGGTGCTAACACCGCAACGGCCAATAAACTCAAAGTTGCCCGCACCATAACCCTTGGCCGTGATGCTAATGGCTCTGTGTCATTTGATGGTTCGGGTAATGTCACATTGCAGGTCACCATTCCAGCACTTGATGATAAAGCCGACACGATTGATACCTTAACACCGGCACAAATAGATGCTCGTATTAAGCAATTGATAGGCGTGGCACCTGAAGTATTAGATACCTTTGAAGAGTTGGCCAAGGCGCTAGGTAATGATCCGCATTTTGCTGCCACTATGACAGCGGAATTAGCCAAGAAAGCCAATGCCAATCAGGTCTACAGCATCACGGCAGCGGATGCACAATTTCTAACTAAACGAGGTAAAGCGGCAGACACCACGCTGTTTGGTGGTAATGCGCCAGCTCACTATGCAACCTCAGGCCAAGTATCCATATTAGAGCAAGAGATTGCGGATGGTTTTACACGACTTGCAGCATCGTTCAATGATGCAGCGAATACAATTAATGGAAGTTAATCAATGAGTTTAGAACAACAAATAGGGGCATTAGTTAAAGCCTCTGAAAACCTTACGGGTGCCGTGAATGGCAAGATTGGGGAGATTGATAAGGAAGTAGAAATTGCTAAACAACAATTTGAAGAATTTAAAGTAAGTGCAGATGATCGTTATAAATTACGAACTGGAGTGAAATTTTTTGTTGGTGGGCAAGCAGATAAATTTATCCCAGTAATTATTTTATTACCTACACAGCCAATATCTAATATTGAAATTCATCGAAGTATTCTTCAGGAAGACAGTAATGCCAATGGACATTCAGGTTCATCTGGTTCACCAGGAACGACTTCGATTGTTTTTGAAGCTCTCGGTGCGTCATGGGGACATCGATATGGTTTTACACACTTAATTGCTCATTATCATAAAACGCAAGTTATGCTTGCTGATTATAAGAATGATTATCGTATGTCACATTTAGTTATTTGGTTACGTGGAGGGCTCCACTATACGCTTTACCATGATCAATCAAATGTAAGAGATAATGATGTAAAAGTTTATTCAGATGAGATAAATAATGTAGCTGCCATATATAGTAATAAAGTTACTATTGCATTGAATGGGGTAGTTGATACTGGAAGTTATGGCGTTTCTTATCCGATTAAAACAGAAGTTAATGCAAGTATACCAACACAGTACCGTTTAGGAGTTACTAATGGTTTGTAATACTGAATTGCTAGCAGATATTCGATATAGACGAAATGTATTAATGCTTGGTACTGATTGGACGCAGATGTCAGATGCGCCATTAACACCTGAAAAGAAAGCTGAGTTTACTGCGTATCGCCAAGCCCTACGCGACATTCCCCAAACCTACGATAATCCTGATGATATCGTATGGCCAACGAAGCCAACTATTTAGAAACCGCTCTTAGTCAGCGGTTTTTTTACATCTCAATTTCACGTTAAAGGACACCATATGGCAACCTTGAATCAAACAGGGCTGCAAGATCATCCGATCTTGCAGCCTTTTCGTTTAAATGGGCGTTGGTATTCACCTGCAGATAACACCATTGCTTTACATCCAACACAAACCGCCTTTTTGCTGATGAATGGCAAGATTGGTAAACCGGCACAACTTCCTGCCCAACAACAAGCCCAAGGACAGCAACAATGAGTTCATTAGCACCCATTCAAGATTTTGAATTAAATGGGGTTGAGGTTCGTACCATTGAGCCGCAACCAAGTATGGGGCCATTAGCGCAACAAGTCGTGCACTTGGTAGGTACGGCTCCTGATAAACGCGGCACCATGGCTTATAACGAACCAACACGGTTATGGAATTATGCTGATGCAATGATGGCACTAGATTCAACCGGTAACCGTCAAGGGTCATTACCTACCGTGGTGCGTTATTTGTTTGAGTACGTGAAATGTGCACTCTATGTCACGGTGGTTGAAGTCGGTGCGAATACTGCAGCAACAGAAGCCAATGTGATTGGTGGTGTGGATTCAGCAACCGGTGCCATTCGTGGTTTGGAAACGGTTAAGGCTTGCCCTGAAACACCAACCATCATTGCCGCCCCTGGTTTTCATTCAAAAGCGGTAGGACAAAAGTTAGCGTTAATTGGGCGTGATGTGCGTTGCCGTCCTGTGCTTGATGGTCCAAACACTAATGATATGGCTGCCGCTGAGTTTGCGGCAGGTTTTGGCGCTGAAGGAACAGGCGAAGATAAACTATGCATCATCGATCCTTGGTTTATGAAAACCTATGATGGCGTACAGGTATTAATGCCAGCATCCATCGCGTTAGTGGCGGCAATGGCTTCGGTATCTGGTTGGGAAAGTCCACAAAATCGCTCAGTGGTGTGTGATGAAACTGCTCGCAATATTGCCTATAAAATCAATGATAAAACTACTCAAGCGAACTTTCTGAATAAACATGGTGTGGTGACAATAGCGCATACACGGATGGGTGGTTATTCGATCATTGGTAACCGCACTAATACCGGACGTTTTATCTCTCATGTTGGTTTAGAAGACTTGATGGCGCGTAAGTTAGAAGAAACCAGCCAACCGTTATTGGGTAAACAATTGACTGAAGAGTTCATGCAGCAAGTTGTTGATCGTTTAACCAATTGGGGACAGGACTTAGTCGCGCAGACCGTCATTCCAGTGTTTAAAGCTTTTCTTCATCCTACCAAGAATAATCTTGAAAATTATACGGCGGGTCGATGGTTCTTATGTGTGAACTATGGCCGTTATTCACCGAATGAACACATGGTGTATGAAATGAGTGTTGATAACGGGTTAATTGCAGCATGGCTTGATGAGGTGGTAAATGGCTGATCGTATTCGTATGCGTATTACGGCGCAGGTTGAATCTGTGCCATTGATGAATGAAATCGTGGACTTTACGCCACCGGAAGTAAAAGCCAAATTAGCCAATAACGAAGGGGCATTTGTTGCTTCTGAAGATACCGTCGGCTTAGAAAAGCTCAGTTGGTCGTTAAAAGTCAAAGGTGAACATGGGGTGTTATCGCGTTCTTTGGGTAAGTACACCATGGGTAATGCCCAGATTAACGTGGTAGAAAAAGGCAAAAGTACAGATGGTGTTCCCTATGTGGAAACCTATTCAATGTATGGACCGATTACGGCCATTAAGAAAGAGGCGGTGAAGATGGGCGAGAAGCCAACCATCACTATTGAAGGTACCTGTAAAGCGTATACCCAACATGATACGGGCATTGTGGTTCATGACATCAATGTGAATACCGGTAAAACCATTATTGGTGGTGTCGATTTGATGGGATTAGCCGGCATCATTTAAACCGCCTTTGAATTATGTATGACTGATAGCGCCTATGGGCGCTTTTTTTGTGAGAAAAACCCATGAAGAAAGAAACCACACTGCCATTTTTTAACCGTTCAGGTAGCCATAAATTAACGATTAATACCATCACCTTAGGCGCGTTTCGCAAGCTGCCTTTTGTGATGAAAGATGATCTGTCTGCCGCTGAACAATTTAAGCAGTTTAAGGCGATGATTTTAGCCTGTACTGACTTAACGCCGACCGAGTTTGAAGAGCTATCGGTGCCTGATTTTACCCAATTACATCAAGATATTCGCGCCTTTATCTTAACGCCATCCGATGAAATGAATGATCATTCATTAACGGGTAAAGACTTTGAATTTGATCTGGCGTTTCCGTTTACCAATGAACTAGAAGAAACCATTAGCCACATTAAATTTGCGGTTCCTAAGGTGAAGCACTCTGAAGCATTGGCAGATATTGATGATCATTATGAGCGTGAAGAGTTTATGTTTCGAGTGGTATGCCATTTGGATAAACAAGATATGGACGCCATGGCTTTGAATGATTACTTGGCCATTAAACCGCAGGTGGGCGCTTTTTTTCAACTTGCGGGGGATTACTTTCGCCCCGTGACGTCGAAGCTCTGATTGATTTGATCCCAATGCACCGTAATACCACTGAAAGTGAACTCAGGGAGTGGTCACAAGATCAGGCATTACGGCGTTATGAATTGATCTTATCTAAGCTCGGAGTCAAATAATGACCGAAAAGATTAGTTTTGTCTTAGATGCGTCGGTAAAAGGCGTTAAAGACATTGTTTCAACCACGACCGCGACAGAACGATTAACTGCAGCACTGGCAGCACAACGGGGTGAGGTTCAGTCATTAAATGGTCAGCTAAAGGGCATTAAAGGTTTTGAAGCGGCAGAGCTTAGGGCTGAAAAGCTATCTGCTCAATTAACTGAAACCAAAAGCACCATGACTTCTCTTAGTGCAGCCATAGCTGAGAGTAAGCAGAAAACCACCCAATTACGGGGTGAATACAATTTAACTCAGAACGAAATTCGTGGGTTAAATCAGGAAATGCAGCAAGCCTCAAAGGAAGGGGCACAAGCCTTACAAGTTAAGCTAAAAGAAGCCCAACTTCGACTTGAATCACTTAATACTGAGATTTATCAGAATAAAGCCCAAACCAATGATCTCTTTGTCGCTTATAAACGTGCCAGCGGCAAATTGGGAAAGCTAACCGACAGACAGGAGAAGCAACATAACACCTTAAATAAGTTAAAAGGCTCACTGCAAGCGGCGGGTGTGAGTACCGATAAGCTTGGTGATGAACAAAATCGTTTAAAACAGCAAGCTGATAAAGCCACTTTAGCCCTTGAAAAGCAGAATGCTCGATTAAAAGAGATGCAATCAATCCAAGGTCGCATTGATAGTCGTAAAGCTAAGTTAGGTGAAATAGGCAGTGAAGCAACAGGGTTAGCGGCAGCTGCAGCACCGATTGTTGGATCGATATGGACGGCGATTAAAAATGAAAGCTCATTTGCTGATGTGAAAAAAGTCGTCAACATGAGTGATGAGCAATCCTCAGAATTGCAATCGTGGGCGCTGAAAACCTCAACCACCACACCCATGAGTGCCGATAATATCAATGCGATGTTAGCCGCAGGTGGTCAAAGTGGCATTAAAGACATCAATGAACTGAAAAGCTTTGTACTTGATTCTTCCAAGATGGGGGTTGCCTTTGATATGGATGCGGGTCAAGCCGGTGAAACCTTATCAGTTTTTAAGGCGGCATTAGGTGTTGATCAACAAGGTGCAATGAATGTCGCTGGCCTTGCTAACTACCTTTCAAACAATTCGAATGCTAAAGCGAAAGATATTGCGGGTGTGATGGCGCGTGAAGGGGCATCAGCTAAGACGGGTGGTTTTAAGGTTAATGAGTCCACGGCATTATCAGCTTCATTATTGTCATTAGGCATGGGTGAAGAGCGTGCAGCAACGGCTTTGAAGAATATATCAGGTCGATTGACGTTAGGTGATGCTGCAAGTGGTACTCAACAAAAGGCGATGACCTCAATTGGTCTAGATGCTGATGATATTGCCGCCAGAATGCAAGATGATGCATCAGGCACTTTGATTGAAGTGCTTAATGCCGTTAATCAGGCACCGAAAGAAGATAAGAGCGCCATATTGAGTCAGATATTTGGTGAAGAAGCCAAAGGTGCGGTGGCATCACTATCAGGCAATATGGCGAATTTCTCGAAGTTATTAACACTATCAAAAGAAGATTCTACCGTTCATCTTGATTCTCTTGACCAAGAATACAATGCCAGAATCAGTACCACAGGTAGTGGCATTGATATGTTCGTGAATAAGTTAAATCGACTCAGCGTGGTGTTTGGTTCCGCATTATTGCCAGCCCTTAATTGGGTACTTGAACCATTAGGTAAAGGTGTTGATTTACTGGCTAACTTTGCTGAAGCGAATACCGGTGTCACTCAAGCTGTTGGTATTGGTGTTGCGGCGTTTATTGGTTTGAAAGGGGTGTTGTTAGCGGGGAAAGCGTTATCGCTCGTCTTTGGTAATTCGATGGATAAAACCCGTTTATTTACGAAAGGTTTAAATCGTGAAACCCAAGACGGTGGACGGATTGCGGCATTGGCTGCCAAACGTTGGCGAAGCTTAAATGCTGCCGTTTCATCTAGCCAAGGGACAGAAAGTAAAGGCAATAGCAGTGTAGGTAAAGAAGCCCGTTCTCGTAAAAAGCGCAAAGGTCGTCGCCGTGTTCGTGGTCGCCGTAAAGGGTTAGGTGGGTTACTTAGTTCTGTTATGGAAAGTCGAATGGCTCAAAAGGTGGGTTCTGGTGCTCAGTCTTTGGTGAGTAATGTTACCCCTAAAGGTGCAGCAATGGCCTTAGCGGGTTCTGGATTAGCTTTAATGCCTATGGACGCGATGGCATCAGATGCAATTGATGTGATTGGAATTGGTGGTGATATTGCAGAAACCGCGGGCAAAACAGGGCTTACCAAGGTATTGAAACCGTTGGGAATGATGATGAATGCTTCTTCTGTTGTTGAAGGTGTCATTAATGGTGATATGGAACAAACAGGTGGTGCATTGGGGGATATCGGTGGTTCTATGGGCGGTGGCGCGTTAGGTGCGGCAATTGGTACTTTCATTTTACCTGGTATCGGTACCGCGATTGGTGGTTTGTTGGGGTCTATTGCGGGTGGCATGGGCGGTGAAATGCTCGGCGGCTGGTTTGGCAAGAAACTTGATTCACCTGAAGAAACCGCTAAAAAGGTCGATGAAGTTCAAAGCAAAGAAGCGATGGCCAAGCAAAGCCCACCCATATCATTTTCACCTACCTTTCAAATAACGGCTGCAGCTGGTCAAGATGAAAAGCTGATAGCGCAAGAAATTACCCGTCAAATGAACCAACAATTATCGTCATTAATGGGCGAGAACACCTTATCAACCCAATTTAGTTATGCCGCTATTGATAGAGATAGCTAAGGATCGTTATGCATCATTTAGTGATAGGTGAGTTCGTTTTTTCGGTGGGGGACAAAACACCGATAATGAAATTTGAGCGAACTTCACTAGGCGCGTATTCAGAAGTCAGTTTGATTTATGACGCCCGCTCTGAAATGACCGGAAAACCGCTTGAAACCCTTGATATAACCGCCAAATGGTTGCAATACGGGGCGCAGGAGTCAGTTGAAAAGCTTCGAACGTTAATTGAATCTCCACAACAAGTCAGTGATGGCCAAGGTATTAACTTAGGTAAATGGACGATTCAACAACTGAAAGAAGGTAAGTCGGCATTGATCCATAACGGTCAAGCATGGTGACGGATGTCATGCTGCAACTGAAGGAGTACCGTGAGTGAAGGTAAGCGCCAAAGCCGGTGAGTTGATCACGGATTTACTCTATAAGCACACTGGCCAAGATAATGACCAATTAGAACAAGCCTTCTATCAATTAAATCCTCACGTTCGACGTGAGGTTTTTTTTGTCGATACCGAAGTAGTGTTACCTCAAGTCAAGCAGGTACCTAAAACGCAACGTGTTACTAAATCATGGGATTAAGGAATGTTTCATTTAATAGGCAATAATGCTGATTTGATTTTAGACCGTTTAAAGTCATGGCGGTTGAATGATGGCAACGGTACTGAAGGCGATAACGTCACTTTGGTGGTGAGCTCTAATGATGTTGATGGACTGCCACCCAAAGGTGAACGTTATTCGGTACGATTGGGGGATGTTGTACGTGATAATTTTCAGATATCAAAACGGTCAGTGAGTTTATACCCACGAGAGATCACGTTAGTCCTCACGGTTGCGCCTTTCTCTATCAAGGATGAAAGTGGTTACCGTGAACGTAAGTCGTGCAGTTGGGATAAAACAACAGTAGGACAAGTCGTGTATGACTGTCTTACCCCTCATGGCTTTGATGTTTTTGTCCATCCGCGATTACAAAAAATTGAAATCGAGCATATAGATCGTTCTGATGAAAGTACGCCGGCATTTATGAACCGCTTGGCCAAGTCTTATGATGCAATAGCGAAACCTGTTGAAGGGCAGTTTATCTTTGTGCCAATTGGTGAACAACGTAGTGCTTCAGGTAAGAGTATTGAAAGCGTTACGCTGTCACTCCCTGTGGTGAATCATCCGGGCAATAGTGACTTTGTTAATGTGTCTGCAGAGTTAGATGGTCGTCAAGATTTTAATGGCGTTAAGGCTTTTTATAGTTCAACTGCAGATGGAAGCCGGCAACAAGTCAAAGTGGGGAGTAAACCGTTTAAGTCATTAGGCAAAGATAAGAACATCAAGAATGAAGCAGAACAAGCGTGTGCTGCAGAGCTTCGAAAAATGCAACGGCAAGGGCGGAAAATCAGCATTGAAGCACCGCCTAATCCCACCATTTTTGCGGAAGGGTTAGTGCTACTTGATGACACTTTTCCTCGCGCCTTTAAAGGTCAATGTTCTGTTGATCAAGTGTCGTTCTCTGGCCAAGGATTACAACCTAACCGAATGAGTATCCAAGCAACGTTAATAGGTGAGTAATGATCACAAACAGTAAAATTCGCTTTAATCAACATGCCTTCTTTTCTGCAACCCTCCCAGTAAAAATCTCTGATGCTCAAATCAAACGTCATATTAATGATCAACGTGTTCGCCAATTAAAAGATGTTCGATGCCCACTTTATTTGCGGTTTAACGCATCTCGAACCGGTGGAACATGGTGGTTTTATCGTTATGAAGCCGGCAAACAATATCCATATCGTATTGCGAAATATCCTGGTACTCAGGCCAAAGACATTATGGATGTGGTGAGTGCGGTATCAGTTCAAATAGCTAAAGGAAAAGCCATTGAATGTAATCGATTTGAAACAGTAGATCAGTTGATTGATTGGCATGTTCAGCGGCAATGTACCTTAAAGCGTTCCACGAAAGAGCGATTGAATAACCTAAAAAGTATGGCTGAAACTCATGTGATGAGCCTATTCCATGGGGTTGCTATCACGGATATGGACCATCAAAAGATAGACAGTGCCTTGATTCAGCCTATGTTTGAGCAAGGCTATTCGGTGAGTTATGTGAGGGCGAATTTCTTCTTATTGAAAACGGCTTTCTCTATTGCTAGACGACTCAAGCACATTACCGCCAATCCGCTATCAGAAGTGCAATTTAAGACGTTTTTCCCTGAGACGTTCTCCGTTACAGAAGCTCAAATCAAAGGCTGCCGAGTGAATACTGAAGACCTGATTGATATCTTGCCGGCGATTGGCCAACAACCACCACCACAACGATTACTACTAATGATGATGTTAGCGCATGGCTCTCGTATTGGTGAAACCAGAAAGGCTTCATGGAAGAACATCAGTTTTATTGAAAAGCGGTGGTTAATCCCTAAAGAGGATGCCAAGAACGACGTAGAGATGAGCTATCCACTTACGTCTGAGATGATTGAACTATTGCGCTCATATCAAGCATGGCAACGTGCGCTAGGCTATAACAGTGATCACTTGTTCCCATTATCTCGTTGGAATAATCAGCCAATCCATAGTGCTAAAGCCAGTGAATGGGTGCGGGGAGTATCTAAGAAGGCGTGGAGTGCCCATGATCTTAGAAAGCGTGCACGTTCAATATGGGCGGAATTGGGCATTGATTACATTGTCGGTGAATCTTTACTTAACCATGCTCGAGATAAGTTAGATCAAGCTTATATCCATACACATATGGAATTACAGAAGAAAGAAGCGTTAGAAACGTACCATAAATGGCTTAAAAAAGGATGGTGTACCTGTCTAGCACCTGTCTCGATTCAAAATGACACCCTCGATAAACCCTTATCCAGACTGGCTTGAAGCCACTTTTCATTATAAACCTCAGCGGATGATAATAAGAATGCAGATTTGTACGAAAAACAAACAAATCAACGCTGATTTGATGGGAGCTGCACGAGCTGTTCCTCATCAAGTTGGCTTAATAAAATTGAGTAAAACCCAGTTGAAAGTTCTGCAGTCAATTATGCCTGGTGAAAAGGTAACAGCAGAGCAGATAGCCGAGCGTTGTGAGTTGTCTTGTTCGTGGGCGAGTACTTTGTTGAAGACGACTTGGGAGCGGGGGTATTTGGTGAGAACCGCCTTCATGAGAGAAGGCGGTGGTTTAATGTTTTATTATTATTAATTAAATATATAAATATCTTTTTTCATCCAACACCATAAGTAAGTTGGAATTATTTCTTGGTTATAAACTGCTGTATTATTTTCTATACTCTTATTTGAATATATAATTGGTTGTGCATTTTGAGGTATGTTGAATTCTGAAAATAATGAACGTAGATATAAATCGTTTTCGATTAATTTATCTTTTAATAGATCTATAGTTTTATCATACATTTCTTTCATTTCAGTTATGCTATCATCAAACAATGTAATTAAATTTATGTCTTGCTTATATGACTTAAAATCAGATGAAACTTCTTTGTTACAATTAAAGTTTGAATTTGTAATTTTATTGGAATCTAAGTGTAAATAAATTTTATTTTTTTTTGTTTTATCATTAAATATATCAACTGTAATAGATGAAATTGGAATGTTATGATGGATCGAATAGTTTCTTAGTGCGTAAGTTATTCTATAGGATTTGTTTTTTTTATAAAAAATATCCGTTCTATATTTATCCCAAACCTCAAATTTTTGTGTGCTGTTATTTCGTACTAACTTTCCTGAAAGGTCTATAAAACGATTGTAAGAAGCTAAATAGTTATTAACTAATCTATCAATATTAATGGCTATATATTGTATTGTAGGAGATGTGATATAAAATAAATTGTCATTATCTGTGTCTTTTTTTATGATTAATCAGATAGTTTTTCAATATGGTAAGATTATCATCAAGCGCTTTCCATGCTGAGTGAACTGGTTGAAAATCCCAAATAATAGCAGTTTTATCTCTCATGCTTTTATATTTTTCCTGAGAAAATGGTTCTCGGAATAAATGATGCTTTATGTCATTATTAATATTTTCTGCATAACCAAGTTGTGAATTATTCATAGTATAACTCTATATTTTAAAGGGAAAATTATATCATAGGTTCTTTAGATTTAGATATTTACCCGAACGAGTGCGACTCTCGGGAAATAAAAATTTTCTGACCTTCTTAGCCACCACCACCGAGGTTGGTGATTTAGACCATTTTCGGTGGTGAAGGGGAGAACGTGATGCGTAACGGTAACCACATATACGTTTGGGATAAAATTATTTAGGTACTTGTATACACATATAAAAATACCGCCTTAATAAGCGGTATTTTATAGTAGAATTGCTTAGTTAATATACTCACAAAGCATTATATACTGACAAAAAACAGTTATGGATTGAGATTTACGCTATTCACTTTGTTTTATCTCTTTCCCCATAATTTTAGTAAAAGATATTTCAACAAAATAAGAGCAATCATAATTACGACTTCTAAGCCGTCTATAGTCATGAAATTAGCTCGTTCATGTACGAAATCAAATATAAATGGTGAAAACCATTTAGAAAATGTCAGTATACTAAATAAGAAAATAAATGTGCCGCTAGAATTTTTCAT